ACAAGCGGTTTTGAATTTTTTCGGCCACGCTTTCCACCCTTGCCCGGCGCTCTTCAAATTGCGCCTTGCTCGTTTCGTTACGAGTGCGGAAAATGTAGCCGTTAAGCCCTTTGATATGCGCTTCGATTGCGCGGAGTAGTTCATTAGCTTCTTCCTGTGATAGTTCTATTTTCATGTCGTTTTTTTTCGAAAATCGGGGCCGGGCGGTGCGGCCCCTGTTTTACACATACACTCAATTAATTTATCCCGCCTTTTTGCTTATATAATATTCATGGGCCTGGCGCTGGATCGCAGCCCATACAGCCGGTGACATTTTGCACTTGTAATAATATTGCTTTTTCACTTCAGCGATGCACTCTTTACACTGGTTCCGGTGTCCGTCCTTGCATTGAGGGTGCTTGTAGTAGTGTCTGATCGGCTTCGTTTTGCCGCATCGGTTGCAGGTCTTTTCAGTCATTGTTAAAAAGGTATTTCTTGATCATATTCAATTCTGACAAGCAGCCGGTAAAAATCTTCGGCGTTGTCGCGTTCTTCGATTATTCGCGGGTCAATTGCGTCGCGTAACTTGTGATGATGGTAAACTACCGTCGTATGATCTACGCCAATAATTTCAGCAATGGATTGGTAAGTTAGTTGCGCGTGTTCTCGCAACAGGTAACAGGCCATGGCCCGTGCCCGGCTGATCATTTGGCGGCGGCTCGGACGGAGCAGGTCCGGGATGCTTATGTCGTAGTGGCGTGTGATTGCGTCGATCACTTGTAAGCCGATTAGGTTGTTTGTATTCATGGTTATTGTTTTCTATTTCTTGCTTCAACGGTCTTGTCAAAAAGCCACTGATTCATCCAATATTGTGTGTACTCGTCGTATTCCATTTGAAGTGCGGCCCGGTCGTAATCTTCGCTCACCGTCTGGGCTAATTTGCGCCCTACTTCCTCCGCGTTAAGCCCGTAATATTGACAATACTGATCGACCGAACGGAAAACCGGCTTTGGTTGCTTTTCCGGGCGCGCATCCTTCCACCGTTCGGTAATTGCTTGCAGGATATTCTTGGCAGCCTGTTGCCCGGCGGCTTTAAACTTACTAGCTCTTTGCTGATGATACTGTGCAGCCTCCTCCATCCGGTCGTCTACGTACTTGTTTAGCGCGTCCATCACTACTCCGCCGTCGAGCCGGTCGTAAACCTTGCCGTATAATCCCATTTTGAACTTTTCGGAAAACAAACGCAGATCGGAAATTTTCAGATAGTAAAAATTCTTTAGGATCATATCGACAAGCATCTTGATCTGTATCTCTGTCATGCCGTTTTTTACGTTAAAAAACTGTTCGATATCGGCAAGCATGATAGAAATGTACGCGCTCGCTGCCTGTTTGCCCTGTTCCTTTTTCACAACCGAAAGGGCCGCAGTACCGCACTCGAAAACATCTTGGTAGCTGGCCGGCGTTAGTTGCTCGAATGCTTTAATTGGCGAAGCTGGCAATGACACGGGCGTACTTATCTGCAAGCTGTTGCTCTTCATTGTGCTGTTGTTTTAGTAGTTGGATAATGTTGAGGAACTTGCCGTTGAAGATGTCCGGCGTGAAGTTGGTATGATACCAGCCGTCTCCTTTTTGAATCAGCATATCCAGGAACAGGCCGAAGTTGTTGCATATGGCTGCGTCGCTGACCTCCGCCCCTTGCGCCTCGATGCGTGCGGCAAGTTTCCCAGCGAGGTCTTTCAAGTGCTTGAAGAACTTTGCGTCTTGGGTCGGCTTTTCTCTGTGAAGGCGTTCGTGGCGCTCCGCCCATACTTCCCACATAAGGAATGGAAGGCCCGCCGCTTTTTCTTTTTTTGGCGCAACTTTTTTTCTTTTTTCATTTTGGATTTTAGAGGTAATGATTTTTTCGGGCGCGGCTTTAGCCGCTTCTTTATTAGATTTAGTATTAAGCCTCGTAGTATTAATACTTGTATTATTATTCTTGACTTTTTCGTCAATAGGGTCTTGACTTTTTTGCGTATAGGGGTCTTGACTTTTTTGCGTATAGGTATTGACGTTTTGATCATTAGGGTAGACTTTTCTTTCGTTTCCTTTTGTCGCGTCAATCTCGATACGCACGTAGTTGAACTCATTCAGTTGCGCCATCCACCTGCTAACGGTCGAAGCGTGAACTTTATACAGGTCCGCAAAATATCGATTATTGGCCGTGCAATATCCCCACTTGTTAGAAAGTGCTGTGATTTCGCTGTACATGATCTTAGTCATCGGCTTTAGTCTCGAATCATATCGAACCGCCGCCGGTAGTATTCCGTAATAATTCGGTATCTCTTTATCTTTCATCTTTGCATTATTTTCCGGCGGGGGGAGCCGGATAGGTTAAGAAATCTTTTTAGGGTCGGGCGGCGTAGGGAAATAGGCCCAGGCGTAGGGCTTGTTGATAAGCCTATAACCTTTGTCATTCCTCCAATAACTGCCGTCATAATAGGCCGTCACCGCTTCGCGAGCCTCGAAATTGTTTACTATCGCAACGATCACCGGCACGTTAACCGGGATATGCGGGTTGTCTGTTTTGTACCAAGTCATATCATCAAATTTTAAAATTAAAAAAGTAATTCGTTTTCAAATTCGCTGATGATCTCCGCGCACCGCTCTGCCTCTGCCCGCGTCAGATGCGGGATCCACTGCTCCCCGGTCCGGTAATTAATCTCCCAGCGGCGGGCGTTCGTGTCGTAGACAAACGGCGTCTTATAGATCCATTCGGAATTTTCAACCGATTCAAACCCGGGCTCTATAAAGTAGGTGCGCAGATGCCAGCCGACCGGCTTTAGGCGCAATACTATGCGCGTGTTTTGGTCGCGTCTTATTTCAATATCCATGCGCTTATTTTTTCAAGTAAAACTAAATCTTCAATGACTCTCATAGGTCGCCTGTTTTGCTTGGTATAGATTACGGCGGCCGCTATGTGGCCGCCGTACATAAAATTAACTGAAAATAAAAACTATACTATTGTATCTCCATACTTTATACGGTATCTCATCTTTTCTTTCGATCATGTATTTTACGGCGCGATCGTATTCGCGGGCATTACTTTTTGTAATGCTCAACTCAATCGTTTTCCCTTTTGCCCCGGCGTGTTTGCTAAGTTCTGTTAGGATTGATTCCATACGTCTCGTTTATCCGGCCGTACTGAACAAGGTTTGCTCTGCCGCAAATCGGTATTGGACCGACTTCAAATTTTCAATACCTTGTCTCCAATAAGTTCCTTTCAGTTCTATTCCTAGTCCGAACCGATGCAAGCTAACCGGGCTGTAAACTTCTGATCCAACACCTCCAAACGGTGTCAACACATTTTCCCCGCGATTAGTGTATAATTCGACGCACCGATCAATAGCATCCAATTGCAGCGGGTGAACATGCTTTTCCTCTTCGCTTTCGCGTGCCTCTTTGTATTTCAGTACATTGTCGATTCGGATGTCGTCCCATACCGGCGAAGCGTATCTCTGCCAAATGACATGAGATAATTTGTTTGTCCGCTGATCTCCCTCAAATCCTACCCACTTCTGGCGAAGAGACTCGAACGTCCCGTACTTTTCCTCCATGTCAGGCGTGCAAGGCATGGATCCAGCATAGTACCCAATGCCATGGCCTAGCCCGTGCTTATGCTCAACCGGAACGGGATTTTCTCCGGGCTTCACAAAAATCAGCATGTAGTCAGGAAGGGCCGGACGACATTTAACCGCATCCTCTACGATCTGACCGTGTTTTAGCGCCGTAGGGTATCCTAGGCGGATAGCAATCTTGAGAGGGTCTTTCCAGATAACAAATCGGCCAGCGTATCCCCATCCTTCATCCTGGTGTAACTTAATTACGTCGCCAGGAAAATCAGTTAGCAATCCGTTTTTGTGAGCCGGAACATCGGTAACGTGAACGCAAGACACCCGTCCGCGCAAAGTTATGCGGAATTTCTCCCGTACAATGAACCGATAATGTTCCAAAAATTGATCATAGTTCTCGCAGTTGCTAAGATCATTGTCCGCGCTGGAGTATTGATACAATCCAGCAAAAGGCGGAGAATATACGGTAAGATGAATGCTTTCATCCGGTATGGTCGGTAACACTTCGCAGCTATCGCCGTTATACCAAGCGTATTGATCTGTAATTACTTGTTGATTTACCATTTTAAACAGCTTTTTGTAGCCAGCTCGGAAGACTGACAGGATTATTGTAATTGAGTATGTTTCTAAATCTTTCGGCGTCGTTCATATGCTCGACGAGCATGGTGAACATATTGTCGGCGGCCTCGCTTTTTTTCAAAAGGTTATTGTATGCCCTTACTTGCGCGTCCGTCATTACTACATCTATATTTACATCTCTGGTTTGTCCGAATCTCCATATCCGCCGCGTGCCCTGGTAAAACTGTTCATAGCTGTGATCGGGGAAAAAAGTCATATGAGCGCAGTGCTGCCAGTTCATACCGAAAGCGCCGATCTTAGGCTTAGTGATCAGCCTTTTGATTTCCCCATCGGTAAAAGCCATCAGCAACTCTTCTCGCTCATCCAAATCTTGGGCTCCGCCTTTGATGTTTACGCTACCTGGTATTAATTGACTAAGTAGATCGGTTTCATCGTTCAAGTTGCCCCAAATAACGCTACAATCGTGGGCCTCGACTATTTCAGCGACCTTATTACAACGTTCCTCGATAGTGACTCTTCTTTCGGCTAGTTCCTGTTGTCTGCCTACTGCCGGCACCGCAAATAACATGCCTGGCAAAGGTGTTGATCTTTTCAATACCACTCTGTTAATACCCATCGGCGGTAATTCAAAACCATTATCAGAAAATCCGAGGTCGGAAGGCTTCCGGATGGCCCGCGCCCAGCTCGCTACCCAGCGCCAAAAGTGCGCCTCGGCATGAGGTTTGAACGTCCATTTACTCCCAATGAAAGCAGGATGCAAACTCTTTTCGTTGTTCTTGAAAAACTTTCCAAGCATATCCATAGCGCCCATGTCACCGATCGCCTCGGAAGTAGTTCCTAATTCAATTGGATCGTTAGGAGCAGGCGTAGCGGTCGCGCATAGCCGGTATTCCATTTTTTTTAGGAACTGAATAACCGTTTTCGAGGTCTTGCCTTTTAGGTTTTTAAGAATCGAACTTTCGTCACAAACCACTCCACGATAATCGGAGGAATCAAACTTATGTAGCCTCTCGTAATTTGTGATCGTGATACCCCCCGCTGGTCGGCCATCCCGACTAACTGCACATTGAATACCGAATTTTTCACCTTCTCGGACAAATTGATGACCTACCGCTATCGGCGTTATGATCAGCGCCCGGCCACCAGTTTTTTGTACAATGTTCTGGCAGTACGCAAGCGCTATCAATGTCTTTCCTAGCCCGCAATCAGCGAAGATCGCCGAACGGCCTTTTTTGACCGCAAAAGACAAAAGCGCCTTTTGGTAGTCAAACATCTGATCAGGGATAAATACGGGCTCAAACCCGAACTCTCCGCTCAGATGCGTCTTTTTGTTTAAAAATTCTTTGTAGTTCATTTCAGTTAATTATTAATTTAAAAATGGGCCGCCCGGCTCGGCCCGGTTATAGTTCTAATCAGTGTTATTTAATCAAATCCGGGTTACAATCCAAAAACGCGCCGGGCAAAAGGGATAGGAACAGATAAGAAACAGCAACGCCCGGCGCTCGAACCCTAAAACCAAAACTATTTTCTTTCAAAAAATCCGGCCCCGAATTCGTGGAATTAATTCAGTCGCTCATACAGTGCGGGGCCGGGCCGTAATCCACTCTTTAATTAGAGGGGATTGGGTTAGTACGTAATTGCAATTATCTCTTCAAGTTCTTCCCGGTTCGTTTCCGGGAGAAAGTATTTTAAGATCACATCAATGGCGGCGCTGTAAAAGTCTTGAAATTCGGCTTCGTCCATTGAGGCAAAAGAAATGCTCTTTGCCTCGTAGGTAACACGCCCACCCAATGTAACTTTTTGCTCATAGTGACCTATCTGCATTTTGATATGCCACAACAATTCTTTCCTGTCTCTTATTTGTATCGGATGTCCGCCCGGTGTTTTGACCGGTATCTTTTCCGGTAAATTGTCAAAAACCAAATTGATCAGGGTAAAAAACTTGCGGTGAAACTTTACATTACGCGGCATTGAAACCTTAATTCGGTACACTTCACTTGATCGCATCTTATGCGCTTTTTCGCTATCTTCCGGGTATGCCGGTTTTAAGATGCCGTTTTTCTGTACTGCGTAAAATTCCATTAGTCGCCCTTTTCAGTTGCAATCAATTCCAACACGCGCTCTATCTCCGCAATGTAAACGGGCATCTTTTTATCCCATGTCTTGAACGCTTGCGCATCCGGCGTTTGTCGCTCGATGATAATTCCAGCGGAGCCGAATCCAGGGTGAAAGTAAACGAAGTCCCACCACTCCGCGCCGGTTAGATACATAGCCCATTGGCATTGGTAATAATATTCCTTCTTCATTACGCGCGTATCCATGTATCGGACAAATTCATCCGGGCCGGGGCATTTGATTTCGATCCCGCCGCCGGGCAAAATCCCATCGGGAGAAACGCCCAAGAAATCCCCCTTGGATATGTAACCGACTTCGGAAACCTTGCAGAACTTTTCGTCCTCGTATCGGCGGCGCGCCACCGGCTCTAATGCGATCCCGCGCGCCATCGCGTCGTTCATGTAACTTTCTTCCGGGCCGGTAATAAATTCGGCTGCTTTCTTGTATAATAGCGTTTTTGCGCCTGCTCCTAATCCGGTTTCATCCTTGCCATTCACAAGCAGGGCGGCGCAGGAAGTCCCGCCGATGCGCCCCGCCAGGAGGCGGAGCCATTCGTCGGAACCTTGTTCGCATTGGTGGACGGTGTATTTATTCGTATCAATCATAGCGCGGAGAGTTGTTTGTGCTGCTCAGGAGTTAGGTCGAAGCGCTCTAAGGCTTCGAGCTTGTCAAATTGCCCGGCCTCAATTGCTTGTAGCATTTTGTGGAAGCGGTCGACGTTGAGTTTGTTCTTTCGTGGGGGGAAATCTCGCACCCGCAGCGCGTCCACGGTCTGACCAAATGCTTTAACTTTGGCGGCGTATAGTTGAATTTGTTTCCCCGGCCAATCCTCGATGTAGTTGGAACCGGTCACGGCGGCGATGGTTTTGGCGTTGGTCTTATTCAAGATGAATGGTTTTTGACCTTGCAGGTGGGCGACCAAGCACTCTTCTTCGCGCCCATCGGCATTCATTACGCCCTCTTTTGTAACTTTTGAGATGGTTACGATCAACTCCTCACCCGGTTCCAGGCTGTAGGCGCCCAGGTAGTTCGGGTTAAATGCTTTTTTCCAATGCGTTTTGCTTTTTTCAGGCATTTCTTTTAGATTTGCGTTAGGTAATTTGAAAATAAAACCGGGCGTGCTGTCGTGGCGCACCCGGTTTTTTGTTTATGCGGCTGCTGGTTCGGTTAATTTAACCCGCAAGTATTCGCTCAAATATCGGTCGTAATCACCGGTAAGCATGAACTCGGATATGACCTCATCGAAAGTGTAGGATTCGCACCGGCCCGCGTCCCGATCAATATAGCGCCACGCTTCGCCGTCGTCCGTGCTATCATCGTAACCGTCAAACTCGCCGGCAGCAACTAGCCACTCGATAAAGTCCGCAAAATCAATGTAGGTTTTTTCCTCGCCGGTCATGGTTTCAAACTGAATCCAAAATTTAAAGCCGGAAGATTTTCCGTAGTGGTGAGTGTCGTGGTCGGTAATTTGCATAATCTACTTTTTTAAGTATTCAGTAATCGCCAAGCGGACCAACGCCGCCAGGCTGTTTAAGTTCATCTCTTCCGCCTTCGCCCTTGCTTTTTCGAGCAGGTCAGAAGGAATATAAAAGTTTATCCTTTTCATTTTTTCTGTTTTGTTCCCTACAAATATACATACATTATACATACAAAACAAACTCAAACCAAACTTAGTCGTTTGTAAACGCTTAGGCATTTGTAAGCGGCTATTTTTATACATATATTTGACCTAAAATAAACATACATGCAAAAAGAAAATAAAAAAGCCCTGTGGGTAGATCCGGCAACTCATAGAGCTGCGAAGATTGAAGCCGCGAAAAAGGGCCTAACTATTGGTCAGCTTATTGCCTGGCTGATGGGAAAAACGAAAGAGCAATGATCTGGATACTAACATACCTGGTTTTCGGTGCGGTGTTCGCGGCCGTAATCGAAAAGGCAAGCAGGAAAGGCGATACCGATTATGTTGCCTTTTTTTTCTTAGCCACCTTCTGGCCTTTTGTGATTATTCTGTTTTTATTTTTTTACTTGACTGATCTATTAGCCGATGAGCGGGGGAGAGATGATAGCGAACTTTAACACCGCCCCGCCGCCGGGGATCTGGATTACCTGGGCATGGCTTGGCGTGTGTTTCGTTGCTAGTGCCGTTTTAATCGTTTTAGACGCGCTTTTGCGGTCACGGGTAATACTTGGTATCAATCTATTACAAAACGCGAACAGGCGCGCCCAGGAAGCCGAGGACGAAATAATACGCCTTGAGAGCAAGGTTGAAGCCAAGGACATAGAAATATTATACTTGCGCAACGAAAACGAAACGCTCCGCGAATTGGCCCGGCGCAAAGGATCGTACACAGTACGGGACGCGGATTTAAAGCCGAACGAGGATAACCGGCTTTGGGAGGAAGAAGCGGAAGAAGAGCCTGGATATGAGTTTAATTATCGAATTAACGTAAAATAGATGATATGACAAAGGAAGAAGCGCTACGCCAATACGGAGAAATCGAACTCACATTCAAAGAGTATTATTCGTATACTGTGACGTTTGAATCCATCTTGCCGGATGGCGTTATAATTGGAAAACACATGTTTGGGCATCATGTGGCAAATAGGCATTTTCGCCCTGGGCAAAAAACCACTATTTGCGAGCCGGAACCAGACTGGGGCATATTTTACGTCGTGAAAGACGGGAAAAGATATAATTTTGAACTGTAAAAAATAAGATGATATGAAAAATAAAGACGTAATCAAGCAGGATAACCAGGCATTTATTGCCGAGATCCTGGATAAAAGAGAAATCCGCCGCGACGAAATAAGAAACAAGCGCCGCCGGGTGAAAACGTTCCGGTCAGGCACTTATATTTTTCAGGCGCTTTCCCTGCTCACTGCTACATACTTTATTTATCACTACGCGAAAGATTACGCCGGGTTTTACGTGGCCCTGGTGTGGTCGGTCGGGGTCTTGCTCCTGTTTGT